GTTGGAAGTGGCCTTCAAACGTTCTCTCACCCGCATGTTTCCCTCGACCACCAGCCCAGCGAACACGTTCGCCTCAGGTATCGAGTCCAGCAACCCCTTGTACTTCTCCTGCGTAACGAATTGTTGATATTCCACGAACTCGGCGCTCTTGTCGTCCGACATCCATGGAAAATACTTCAATGCGTCACCATCGAATTGCTGTCGTTGCGAAAGGAATGCGTGCCGCTTTTCCAGCGCTCCTCCCTTTCTCAACATCTTGCGGGCATTCGACCGTATCCCAAGCAAATCGCTCTTGGTGTACCTCTTGCCGTCCGCCTCGATTAGATATTCCTCCCCGCTATCGTCGTACTGAGCCTCGGACTGCAATGCGTCCTCCGCCCAATCCTCTATAGCTTGAAGGTCACTCTCCTTCTTTCCCAGAGTCTCCGCTGTCCATACGTCGGACAGCGGATCGTCCTTGTTCTCCACGGGTCGAGACTCCTCGCCGCCATGCGCCACCTTGCTTTCAAGGTCACGCAAAGCGCCTTCCGCCTCTCGCTTCTGCGCCGTCAAACGCCCGAAACGCTTCAATGACTCGGTTCTCAAGGCGCGTCCCAAGCTCATCGCCTGTTCCTCGCTCATGACGTCCAAGTTCAGCCCGTATTGATCAAGAAGAAGTCTCTTGTCTGCCTCGCCTTCATCCGTCTGGGCAACCAATCCGGGCTGCTCGATCTTCGGATTCTCTTCTTGTTGGTCGGGTTCCTCGTCGGAAACAGTGTGTTCAGCCTCCGATTCGTCCCCTTCCTTTCGCTCCTCACCCTTGGCAAGCAGTTGAGTCGTCAACTCGCTCAAGGACATATTAGTGCTTCCACCCTCGTCAGAGGGTTCCTCTTCAGTCACCACGTTCGTCTCATCCGACGCAATCTCTTGCGAAGGTTCCAACAAGGCCGTGGAGTCGCCCATTTCTTGTTCTTCTGCCATCAGGTTCCTTTCCTAGTCACCAGTTAATTAAAGCTCTATTCATTTAAAATCCCAGACCATATCTCCATGTCGTCCAGCAACTCGTCAAAAGCCTCAAGCTTTCCAGACTCCATGAAGTGTCTGTTCCCGCAAGTTATCGCCTTCTCCATCTGCATGGCCCTTATAGCTGTCTCCCTTCTGTGGTGCAAATGCTCCACGAATATCTCGAAATGAGCGTTCTTGCGCAAGGCGTGCATCGTCTCACGCAATTGTGTCTCCTCGATGCTTCCATGTCGCTTCCCCTTTCGAAAAAAATTCACTTCTTGGCTTTCTTCTTGGGCGCCGCCTTCTTCTTCGCGGGCGCAGCTTTCTTCTTAACGGCCTTCTTCTTCGGAGCCTTGCCACCAACGTAAGCCTCGTTGACCTCAGGCGTGGTCGGATCATCCCCCTTGAAGTGACCATCGTCGTCTCGCGCCCTCTCCACGGGGGCTGCGGAAGCGTTCGCTTTGGAAATGAAATCTTCCGCAAAGTGACGCTGCTTGTATTCGGAACTGCCCGATGCCTTGCGACCCGTCTCCGAGTCGATCACCACGTAGGCTCCACCCAACATGTCTATTTTGTATGCCATATCGTTCTCCTAGTAACTTGCTGCTTGCGCGGGAGCCGTTGGAGCCACGCCCTGCGCCGCCCCAGTTGCCCCAAATTGCGTAGGCTGCGCTCCTTGCCTTCCTATGGACGCGTTTTGTTGTTGCTGAATTTGAAAGCTTCTCTGCTTGAAATAGTTCTCCACCCGACCCCGCAACGCCTCGTCCTGCTGTATCCTCATCTGTATGTCGGGCTGTTGCATCCATTGCAGGAACACTTGCAATTTCGTCTGATGCGCGTCGTTTGGCTTCACGTTAGGCGGGACGCCAGCAACCAATTCGCTGATCGTCGCGCGTTCCTCCTCCACGGCGCGGTTTACCGCAGTTTCCTGTGGCTGGATGATCTTGTCAGCCGCTCCCGGCAACGCTTGCTCCACAACCATGGCGAGCAGTTTCTCAGTGTCCACCACGCCATTCTTGTCCAAAGCCCCCACCATCTCGCTGATCGCCTTGACGCGCTCCACTATCTGGCCGCTGTCCAGCAACCCGACGTCGAATTGCAGATAAAAGTCATATCGCTCCCCTGCGTCCCCCTTGTCGAACCGCTGCACGTCGTTCACGCCGATCACTCTATAATACTCGGCATCGGAACCATACTGCTGATACAGGCTCCATACCTGATCCATCACGCTCTTGACGTGGCTGAAGCACTTCTCGACCAACGCTTGCTGCTTGTTCGACACGTCCTGCGGGTCGATCCCTCCGTAATTCCTACCAAAATACTCGAAAGTCATCCGACGCACGTTCTCTCGCATCTCCACGCTGGACCCATCGTATCGGGGAGTGTCCGCGTAACGGTACTCGCCCGGTGTGCGATACGGCACCTTGACCCCCGGTCCCCACTTGCTGGGCGCTCTCCCTACGGGGTGTTCCAATGGTGGCAGCGTGGACAGACTTAATCTGTCCACCGCTGCATCCATTTCCACCTTGAGTTGCTGTTCCCAGCTTTTCCCTATCTCGGGATAACTACGTGTCTCGTACAGCCTCTTGCTCCATTCTTCCAGTTTAGTGACCACAAACGGGTAGTCCCCATGGCGGTATGGTAAAAGTTCATGTTTGGCCCACGGCTTGTCCATCTCGTGCGCTCCCGTCACGTTGGGGTGAAACACCGTGCAATATATCCCACTCACCCCGTCTTCGTCCATCAATCGCTGAAACGCATAGATGCAACGCACCGTCTCGTCGTCGCCCGAATCCCTGTCAACGTTGCTCGTGCGATGACGCTCCCTGCTGTAATTCACCTCATCCTCGGCGTTCAAGCCGCGAACCGTCTCTATCACCTTCTCCACCCATTCCTCGTTCCAGTCGTCCGTCGATACCTTCGCCCTCAACTGCTCCGCAGTATAGTGGACGGCAAGGAACACGTACGGAGCCTCCTGCGGGTCCATCGTCCAAGACGGCCAGTATATCTCTTCGTCGCAAGCCAATGCCCTGATCGCTGGACGATTGTGCACCATCGTGGTAATGGGGATCGTAGCCACCCCGTTCTCCCGCAATTCCTTCAGCATGGCAGCCGCCTTCTTCGGGCTGACGTCGTATTGAGTGGAAAACAAACCAGACAATACCTCGTCGTTAGCCTCGTCCATCATCATCTCGGCCAATTCGGGAACCTGCGTGGCTATCTCCTGCATGTCGATGGTTTCAAGAACCTTCTGGTCCTTCTGTTGCCAGTACACGTAATGTACCATGATCCCCTTCTCCAGCAAGTGATTGAACCCACGCTCGTACTCGCGCATCACGTTCTCCATCTTCACCTGTATCATCCACTTCATGAAATTCTGCACCACGGAAGCTCGGGATACGTCGTCGCTCTCCACGGGTGTGGCAACCAAGTTCGCGCGTTTCATCACGCTCATCAACATCCCGACGTGGCTGCGTATCACGTCATCTATCAAATGACAGGACAAATCACTCGCTCCATCCCAAGGAAACGGTTCGCCTCCTCCTGCGCGTGCGTGTTTCCTGTTGTCTCGCGACTTGCCCGGCCATATCTGGAAACGCTGGTCGAAATCATCCTGACGCTGCTCCATGAACTCTCCCAAGTCGCTCCGCGTCTCTTGATACGCCTGAGCCAAAGCCTCCACGTCGGGCTTGCCCTTCGGGTCGAATTCCAGCGCCTCCTCCAAATTATCCACGAATTTCCACTCCTTTTCCCTTAATTTCAACTAATATCAATCATGTCAAGGATTAATACCCTCCGCCTCCAGCAACCGCCAACGCGCCCTTCCCTACGTATTCCAATGGCGTCACGGCGGCATATCTCAAAACGTCGATAAAGTCTTTGGTGGCTTCCTCCCTGCTCGTGCCACTATACTCGGTAAGCGCGTATATCAAGTTCTCGCACTCCTCGGAAACGTACAAACTCGGCCTGTTCTCAAAGGTCAATGGCTCAGTGTCGTCCCATGACAGCAAGTCGTTTATCTTCTGCAATCCATGCTCGATCTCCAATCCCGGCGCGGGACGCAGGTATATATCGAAATTCATCATCTCGGCGCACATGTTCGTCTCGCCCGTCGCAGTCCTCACCGTGGCATTGCCGAATCTTGGATCAACCAAGCGCTCGAACATCTCCTCGCCCTGCTCCAAATCCTTCATCAAATCAGCATAATCCGCATAGCCATATCCCAAGGGACGCTGTCCTGTGCCCGGCTTCCCTACGGGCTTCCCCCTTGAATTCGAATGCGGCAACGCCCATTGCCCCATCGACCTGTCGGGCCACTCCCTGTACACCCACCATACGCCGTCCTCGTCCACAGCCACCCATATCATCACCCACGGCTTGCTCCCAGCAGGATCGCAAATCATGTAGCGCGTCACACGCGCATCAGGCTGGCTAATACAGGGTATTTCCTTGGGTGATACCACGTTCACGTGCGGATTGAACTTCGGGAACTTGTTCAGGAACACCTTCGACGGCACTCCGTACAACCTTGCCTGTTTCACCTCCAAGGGTTGCTTCGAATACGCCTTCCTCAGTTCCTTCGAATCAAAGAAAGGATTATCCTCCGACCAAAAGTAATGTATCCGACATCCCTCCCAATTCGCGCTTATCTGCTCAACGGGCAATTCCATCCCCAAATACTCGCTGTAACGACTCTCCACCGTCTCCGCTCCTCGCAACAAACTGCTCACCAAATCAGTCCAACCCTGCAAGGTAGTGAAAGTCAGCACGATACGTCCATGATAGTCCGCCACACGAGCCAACAAAGTCTCGAACAGGCGGGCTGGACACTCCTCTTCCAAATGTATGCAATGCGCCGTCATACCCTCTATTATCTGCGCGTCCTGCAAAAATTGTCGGTAGTTGTTGAAGCGCAAATAACTTCCTCGCTTATACCCCTCCTGCGGCGGGAAGATCACCTTGCCATCAGTGAATCCGTTCTTGTGCGTGTAATTCAACGAATGCGTCGCGCTACGCTTCTTTATGTCCTTGTATCGCTTCGGCAACGCATCCCATACGAACTTCTGCGTGTCCTCTATCGACCTGTCCTCGGTTACGTGGAAACTACGCAACTCGGCCTCGGGTATCATCTGAGCCAAATGCACCAGCAACCTACTTGCAAAAGTCGTCTTGCTCGAACGATTCCCTCCAAATATCACGTGCACCTTGTCCTTCTCCCACCTGTCCATCACACGCTCCCAACTTGGTAACGAAAAACCCCACTGTATCGGGTCCAATTCCTCCTGCGTCGGCTGGTTCTCCTTCAACTCCAATAAAAACTTCGCCTTGTCGGGACTCTTCTCCATCAACATACGAGCCTCGTCGCGACTCAATCCCATCTGCAACTCTCCACGCTCATACTTCAATTCAGGCATCCATGGTATGCCAAACCGCGCGTCTACCTCGTCCGCGTACTTCATCCAGTAATGACGGGGGTCGCGGGATTCAAACCCGCATGAGCAACGCTACCCCTAACGTCGTCCCCCGCCAAAGTCATCCCACCTTCTCCGCTTCCATCTCCTCCACTTCACCACTCAGTAAATCCAATATCTCCTCACGGGTACGCTTCTTCGGACCAAACCCTACGTTCACGTTCGCCGTCAACGCCTGTGGCCTACCACTCAATACGTTCGCCTTGTCTATCACCACGCCCAACGCATACGCCAAATTCTGCGGCGGCATCTCATGATGACGCTCCTTCAAGTCATCTGCCAAACTATCCACCAAATCCTGCAACTTAGCCGTCACTCGCGTGTAAAACTCACTCGCTCCTATACCTG